AAGGACACCGGAATACCGGAGCCGCGTGTCGAGAAGAGCCCCCGTAGCAGGGTCGAAGATCGCAAGCTTGATCCGCACCGCCTTGCCCTGAACAGGTTCCTGCAAGGCGAGGGAGATCGACGTCGGCTGAACGCCGGCAAGCGTGAACCGGATCTGCGGCAGCTCGGAGGACGTCTCCGTAATGGCGTCGATCTGCCCCAAATCGCCGAGTCCGAGATACTGCACCCCGCCGAGCGTTAGGTTCATGCTCGTAGAATTCAGGTAGAGCGGCTGGGTCAGTTCCATTTCGACGAGGATCGCGATCGGAACGACGGAGCCGGAGAGCGCCGCCGCTGCCGCGGGCGCGAGACTGCGCATTTAGGCCGCCTCGAGAGCCGCCAGGCGCGCATCAAAGCCACGCGCGAGGAACAGAAGCAATTCGTCAGTCCGGAACGCGTACCGATCGCCGGCCGGCTGGGTGACGGTGTCGGCACCATCGCGCACCTCGTCCCACGAGTCATAGCAGATGAACCCGTAAGCAAGCGGGTCGAGGCTGTGTGCCGTCATGACATCCATTGCCCGCTGGACGGTCATGCCGATGTGTGTCCGTGCATCAGCTCCCTTGTCTTGCAGGGCCGTGAGCCATTTGTAGCTGCCGATCTCCCGCGCAAGAGCGGTGGCCGCTGCGACCTCGTTGGAGGTCAACGCCGTGACAGTGGTCTTCTCGCGGGCGTCCGATGTATTGATCGTCCCGGTGCCGGCATAGACCACGGACCACCGACTGGATGCCGATCCGAGCGTCCGGTTGTTGTCAGTTCCCGGCGTGGCGCTGCTCGAATCAAGTAGCAGTCGATCCTGATTTGCCAGGGAGTCTCGGATCGCGTAGATGTTCGCGTCCGGTTTGATGCCAGCCTGCCAGTCGGCAAGCCCCGAAGCGTCGAACAGCATGTACGTGCCGGTACGACCCGAGACGTTGTGCGTGTTGCTGACTTGGACGACGTTGCCGGACGTCGGGTTGTCCTGCGCAACCGAGACCCTTGGATTCCCGCTCGCCGTCCCGATGCCGATATTGCTTGGAGTAGCGCCCGTATAGCTCGCTGTGCTGATCGCTTCCCGCAGGTTGTACAGGTCGACGAAGTTCGCATCCAGATTCGCGAGGGTTTCGGCCGTGTTGCCGTTGAATACGTGTCGTGTCATTAGTAGACCTCGAGGAGTTCAATCGACGCGCCGTCGACGAAGCCTGGATTCCAGGGAGTCGGGACGCTCGACGTCCCGGGCTTGAGCATGAAAGTCGCGGTCGGCGTGTCCCACAGAACCGCCGCCTGAGACGGGATCAGGTCGCGAGCGCGCGGCTGGAACTCGATAGGCATCAGCCCGGTTCCATCAGCGACGGTGTCGACCATCTGGCGAACGAACTGCCCGCCGATGCTGAATTGGTCGCCTGCCTTGAGAGTGCGGCCGGCGAGGGTCTGGATGTAGCCAGTACCGGACAGTTGCGGGATGTCCGCCGCGATCACGGGTTGACCGGACGTCCAGGTGACAGCACCGCCCGAGGACGTCCAGGTCACAGCCCCGCCCGAGGACGTCCACGACACCGCAGCACTCCCGCCGAGCGTTCCATTCGGCCGCGGCCGTTTCAGGTGCCACAGCGTGATGAGGTTCATCTGCCCCTTCAAGCGATCGAAGAATGCCTCGCGCGCCGCGCCCTCGACCGGATCAGTGGTCGGCGTGATCGACAAGACGATCTGCCAGCGTTCACCGAGGAGGTCGACCACTTGCGTCAAAGGGTTATAGGGCCCAGTGAAGGTCCGCAGGTTTGGCGCGAGACGCATCTCGAAATGGTTCACCTTGAACCCGGGCCAGGTGTAGGCGGTCATGCCATGCTCCCCGTGCGCATCAGGCGACGCATCCGCGCCTCCGTCTGTGCCTGCGCTTGGCTCACCGCCGCGAACACCTCCGCACGGCTCACCCCTTGTCCGACGCTGATGTTTCCGATGCTTGCGTCGACGACCGATCCGTGGCCTCCAGACCGCGCAAGGGCAGCGTCCTGCTTGCGGACGACGCTCTCCCCTTCATGGAGGACAGCAGGGAAGCCGTCATAGGGAACGTAGTCGAGCCCGTTCGCGAATGTCGGGAAGAAGTCGATTGCATTCGCGAAGGCGGTGCCGGCGACATTCATCGCAGCGCCCAGACCGTTGCTCCCGGCCTTGAACAAACCAGAGATGGCCTGCTCCGCTTGGAACTTGATCAGGTCATTAATCATGCTGCTGACCAAGCCCTTGAAGGAGAGCTTCCCGGTCTCTGCGAACTGCACGATCGAATCCGTCATCCCGCGCGCGGCGTCGTCGAAGAACTCCCGTCCGCTCTTTGCGGCGTTCTCGGCGTTCTTGACGTAGTCGTTCATTGCGTCAGAGATGCCGTTCGTAAACGATGCGTTGTGCTCCGCCTGCCGGTTGATCTCATCCTGGATTTGCTGCTGTTCTCGCAGGGCAGCGTTGACCTGTTCCTGCTGCGCGAGTTCCTGCTGGCGGAAGGTCTCGCCGGCCGTGTCGAGGTCGCGGATGTTCGCGAGGATCTCGAACTGCTTGTTCTTGTCCTCGAGGTCCTTCAGGTTCGCCTGATGGAGCGCCTCCATGACGCTCTGCTCCTGCTGGAGCTCTTGCAGGCGGAAGGATTCCTCTGCAGATTCAGGCTTCGCGAAGGGGATCTCGACCTTCTTTCGCTTCTCGGCCTTGTCGATCGCAGCCGCCGCCGCAGCCGCACTCGCCGCAGCGTCCGTTCGGTGTTCGTCTGCGCGGAAAAGTTGCTGCGAGAGACGAGTACGCTCCGCAGCCAGAGCAGCGAGGGTATCCGCCGCGGCACCAGGGTTCGCCGTGTTGGCCTGGCGCACGAGCGCCATCTGCTGGTCTACCTTTGCGATGCCGGCGACGAGCGGATCGACCGGGCGCCCCCAGTCCTTCATCGAGTCGATTGCCGAGCCGGCAGCGTCCTTGACGGCATCCCATGCACGAGCGAAGTAACCTAGAGCAGGCGTGCCGCGACTCTCGAGCGCACTGGAAAGCGCCTTGACCGTCTCGATCATCGCCTCTTCCTTCTTGCCGGCATCCTCGAGCGCCTTGATGTGCTCGAATTGGCCCAGAGTGAGGAAGTGCATCTGATGGTTCTGCTCTGCCGCCCACTTCGCCACGCCATCCTGCAACTTGGCGAACATCTTCAGCGCGTCTTCGGCGCTCTCGTCGGTGAGCTTCTGATAGTCGCCCATCGCACGCGCGACAGAGGCAACCGCAGCCGGCCCGAACAGGCCAGAGCCCGCGACAGCCTCGACCGAGCTCCGCGCGCCAGCGATCCCCTGCCCGGTGGCTGCGTGCTGCGCCTTCGCGAGCTCGGAGATGCTTTCCTCCGTCGCCGCTGCATAGTTGCCGGTGAGTTTCAGTGCCTTACCGAACTTCTCCGATTCGATCGCGCCCGCTGCAAACGCCGCAGCGATGCCGACCACAGCGGCGCCGACACCCAGAAGTGCCGCACCCGCGCCGCTCATAGCGAACTCGAGAGCGTTCGTGCGCTCAGCCAGCACCATCAGCGAGCCGCCGAATCGGCTGTAATTTCCCTGGCTCATCTCGTGAGCCAGGACTAGCAGTTCGCGATTAACGCCCGCGCTCGAGTGGCGCACCTTCTCGGCGTTCTCTGCCATCTGGCGATAGGCCTGCGGCGCCGCCGCCGCCTTCGCAGCTTCCTCCTGCTGCTTTAGGTACTTCGCGACGTCCTTCGCATATTGCTGGATCTTCTTCGTCTCGCGCTCGGCGACCGTCGCAGCATCGCGCATCCCTGCCTGGAACCCGGTGGTATTCGCTACCAGCCGCGCTTCAAGTTCCTGTGCCATCGGGTTCCCTTTAGGTCGCGCGGACGATGCGCAGCGCCGCCGTCGCGAGCGGAAGTTGCTGGTAGATGTAGGTTTGCATTGCCTTGAATGCTTCGCCGGCCTTCGCCTGCACTGCAGGCCGCATGAACGGATGCGGCGGGACGTAGCGCGCGACCCCGAGCGCCCGCCCAGCGGCCTTCGCCGTCTTCGTCATCGCATGCGGGACTCGCGTGTAGTGCCCGAACTCGACCCACTTCGCATAGAACGCATCGAGGTTCGCGACACCCTTGCCGCGCCGCGTGTTGCGCGCCGCCTTCCCTCGACGGACATCAACCTTCCAGACCTCCTGCGTCGGCGTGCATTGCGACGGAAGGCGGGTCTGATAGATCGCTTTCTTCAGCGTCCCCGGAGGTGGGTGGCCGTCCGCCACGTCGCCGGTGTAGGTCGGCGCCAGACGGATCGCTTCCTTGCGAATGACCGAAGCGCCAGTCGCGACGGCGCCCTTCATCACGCGGGTCTGGATCGTCTGGGGCAGCGCCTGAAGGTCAAGCAGCAGATCCTGGACGTTCAGGTCGATCTCAAACGAATCAGCCATCTTTTCCAGCAGCGCGGTCGAAGAGTTGACGAATCAGCGCCGACTGCGCCTCGGGGTCAGCCAGCAGGATAGGCCCGTCCGACTTCAATGCGCCGCTCAGCGCAGGCATGAAGTCCGTCCCTCGGAACGGCTCCGCGCGGGCCTTCGAATCACGATTCACGTTTCCGATGAGCGCGCAGAGTTGGCCGAACATGAACTCCTCGTGCAGAGTCCCGAAAGGCTCCATGCGCTCGAAGGCCATCTGTTCGACGAGCTCTTCGCTGGTCAGGCTTGCAAGCAGTTCACGAGGCGTCCGGCAGAGTTGCCGCGCCAGTCTCAGGACGAAGCGCCGCTCGGGAGCGGCTCGGAGTTTTTTTCCGCATCGTCCACCGCGGACTTCGCGAGGGCGTTCAGCTTGGTCGCCGCCTCCTCGAGCCGCTGCATCGCGCCGGACGACTTCATCACCAGCACCTTCGCGTCGCCGTCCTGGAACAGTCGGCCACCGTCCTCGTTGACCGCCGTCCGCTCGACGATGTAGGCCAGGAAGGCTGCGTTGTCGAACTTCCCGTCGGCCACTGCAACCGCATAGGCCCCGTGACGGTCCGCAGCCATCATTGCCCGAAGACGAACCGTGCCGCCCCACTCGGGGACGTCGACGTCGACAGTCTTCAGGTCTTGGGCTTCGAGAATGGAATCGCGGGTAAGCATGTAGGTTTCCTTCGGCTATGAATGGACGGAGCCGGCGTTCATTGCGCCGGCTCTCGGAGTTGTTGTTAGGCCCAGGTGACGGCGCCCGTCACTCGCAAGGTGATGCCGCCACGCTTCACAGCCTGGTCGACGCCGAGCGAGACGGGGTACTGCTTGACGAACGCCGTGAAGCTCGCGACCGCGCCGTTCGGGAGGGTCAACTTGAAGGCCTTCGAGTTACCGCTCTGGTATGCGAGGAGCAGCTTCGCTTGGCCGAGATCGCTGTTGTCGAGGTCGACCTCAATCTGGACATTCCCGCCGTCGACGAGACCAAGCAGGTATTCCTTGCCGGTGCTGTCGAGGTTCGTGACGTCGATTTCGCTGGCCTGCCCGTCGAAGCCCGAGAAGCTGTGCAAGTTGCCGACCTTCTGCCACTGTGAGGGCGTCCAGTTCGCCGTGCCGGCAGTGATCGTCTTGCCGGTCGTGTCGATCTGCACCGCGAACGTATTGGTCGTGATGTTGGTCAACACGACGCTCTTGCCGTTCAGGAGCGAGGCATCCGCGCCCGAGAAACCGGAGTTGAAGGTTCCGACGTCGCCATTCGCGTTGCCGTGCGCAGCCGACGTCAGGATCGTCGGATTGCCGACCACGACGCCGGTGATGGTGTCAGCCGAACCGGCAGTCGTCTGGATTTGCAGGGTAGTGCCCTGCGAGCTGATAGCAGAGGAGGCCATGTGTGCTCCGAAGAAGCCCGCAGCGCGGGAAAAAGAAAACCCGCCGCCGGTTTCCCGGGGCGGGTTGGGGTGTGCAGCGAAGCTGCGGAGGGTTTAAGCGAGGGCCGGATTCGTGAGGTGGTTGACCATCACGTCGTAGATGCCGGGCTTCGGCCCGAGCCATCCACCATTGCCGTCCTGATAGAACGGCTCGTAACCGTTGGCATTCGTGCTACCCCGGTAGGACCAGATCGAGTAGCCGACGTTGTTCTGCTCGAGTAGCGTGAGACCTTGATCGA